TCCTCCTCAATTCGAACCCGGACAAAGGCGTTCGCGGTCATAGTCGGCCTCCCATTGGCACTTGATTAGGCTACAGGAAATGTAGCCCAAATGAGCTACAAAAAAAAGACCGTTTTTGCGATTAGCAGTCGGCTTCAATGACTGCGCGTTCAGAATATTATTTTCCCTTCTGGAGCTCTAAACGCTTCAAGAACAAACTTGCAGTGACGACAACGAGCTGAAGGCGAAAAATAGCATCTTCATGTGTAGAAACACCTGGGTGGGAACCATCAGTATGAAGAAGCTTTACTAATCCTGGCAAAAAAGTTTGGCCGTTTCCGTCGCCAAATTCATGCTTTTCACGCGACAAAAAACCCTTATCTGCAAGCAGTTGTCGCTTCGCAAGTCCACTTTTTCTTGTGGCTGCTTCATCTGGGTAAAGTTTGTTTGCGATCTCGTCAGTCAAAGATTCTAAAAAAGTTCTGCACTGGCTATTAGCCGCCTCCCACTGCTCTTGAACAATATTCTTCCTTGCGCTTTCCAAGTGACGCATTGTGGTAATGAAATTATTCTTCGAAAGAAGTTCCTCCAACTCACTGGCGCTTTGAGCAATTTGTGCAAAACTAGGAAGACTTGCAGTATAGCCAGTGACAATAAATTTAGGTTTAAAAAGTCCTTCTTTCTTTTCCCTAATGAGAGAGTATCCATCTATATTAAGATATCGCTCAACCTTAGACCAATCTTCGTATTCTTCACATCGAGAAATTGCATACTCAATAAGTAAGTCAGAAATCTTCTTATCACCATAATCAGTTTTGACAATATAATCTGGATTAGACGTAGCAAATATCTTCAATTCAAGTATAGTCTTATTTATTGTCCCTTGCGCAGTGACCAATGATTGAAGATTATGTTCAATCAAAAACCCTTCTATATCTGAATTTTTTTGATAGATCTTTCTAAGATATCACATACTGAAGAGATTGCACCACGACTAATAGAAGGCTTATTAAGCATGAGATCATTGCTCCTGATTTATTAAATTTGAGGACATTATCTAACCGCCACTCGGTTTCAGTTCTCCGTTGATTATTTGGTTTCGTAAAACCAGAGGGCGAAGAGTTCGCGGGCGCGACCGAAGATGCGGCGTCGGTCGGCCTCATCAAGTCCGGCGGTAAGGGCGTGAGAGGGAAGGGCGGCTAAGCGGTAAGGGAGATCCGGCGCGCGGGTCAAGGCAAGCCAAGGCGTTTTGGCGAGCGCCTCGGCCGCGATGGGCTCCGGTGTGCGGGGCGCGGGGCGGACGCCGAAGCCTCCGGCTCGGATCGTCTGGACGTTGACCGGTGCAGAAAAGAAAGTCGGGCCGAAGGGCATCGACCGGAGCCAATTGGACGACTTGGCGCGGGAGAGAAGCTCTCGCCAAGCCTCCAAGCCTCCAAGCCGCCGGATGCGGGCTCCGAACCATTCGGGCGTTTCGGTGGTCGCCTCGAGCGTTTCCCAAGCTTCGGCCCGATGCTCGCCATAGGCCTTCAGGGCTTCTTCTCCCAAAGCCTTCACTTCTTCCCCCCCCTCCTCTCGGCGGGTCCGCCGAGCCGTTTCAGAACGGCTCTTGGGGGTAGGGGGAATATTGTTTGAGGATTCAGACATAGGATATGCGCGGACAGAACTGTCCTCCCCCCCGGACATTTTTTGCGCCGGAGGCGTAACAAATTGGGATATGGCTATCAGGCCGGGGATTTTCCAGCGCGTCGAAGTCTGGGAGCCGTCCGCGCGTTTGTTGTCGATGCGTTCGATTTCGCCGGACTGGAGCAGCTCTCGGATATGGCGGCGGACGCTGCGGACACAGAGCGAGACTTCCTCGGCGATCACGCAGAGGCGCATCTGAACCGAGCCCATGTTCGGGCCGCGCCAGTCCGCATGGCGGGCGAGGGAGTCGAGCACGGCGCGGCGCGAGCCGCGAACGGGGCGCGTCGAGGCATAGGCGGAGCATTGGGCGGGGGTGAGGCGTAGGGCGGTCATCGGTCGCGATTCCTCTATCTGAGGATAGCTGACCAAGAGCTTGCGCAATTATGGCTGATCGCCTAAATTACACTTGTCTTTTGGGTGCTCTAAGCCAGCATCCATTCCAGAAAGCCTCGCGTCTTCGACCACGCGGGGCTTTCATCTTTTTTGGTGCGCTCATTTGGCGCGCGACTCCGAGCTGGAGTCAAGGTTTTGTTAATCCATGCCGTTTGTGTCGCGTTGCCAGCGTATGGCGCTGACAAAATGCGCTGCATACCCTATTTGTGTCAATCCATATCCGCCATGAGCAGTTTTCCGCAATGCTTATGAGGATGCTCAGGATAATGTGAGCCTTATGGCGCATTTCCGCCAAAATTGAACAGTTAACAGATTGTTGTTGTTTTTGTTCGCGAGGAGGTTGAGTTGCAGCTTGTTGTGCAGGGCGCTGGCCTCACGCTTTATGTCGATGGGCGGGCCATCCAGTCTCGGGATGAAATAGCTAATCTGCCGTCCACCTTCCGCGAGATTAGTTATCGGGTGTGGGACGCCAGCTTGCTGACCCTCAAGATCCTAGAGGACGGCTGTCAACGCCACGGATCAGCCATGCTAGGGTCACGCCTAGGCGCATTGTAATCAAAGGTAAGTCATAGGCGTCAGGCATGGCTTCACCGCGTTCCATCGCCGCCCATTTTTCGGGCGTCATGATCCCGAGCGCGGCCTGTTCTGGGGTCGTGTAGTTTCTGAGCAATCGCATTTCCGCGATTCGCGCTCCCATGCTGCGCATCATTTCTTGGCGGTGGAGGAGCGTTTCTGGTAAATGCCCATCTGGCGCTGGCACAGAGACGGCAGCGGGTTTATCGAAGATCTGTCCGGGGGAAATTCCCAGAGCCTTTGATATAGCTTCTATGTGAGTGCTGTTCAGGCGCTTATCGCCTCTTTCCAGTTGAGATAGATAAGTAACTGATATGCCGATCATATCGGCCAACTGCTCTTGCGTCAGGCCGTGTGCGGTTCTCAGCTCGTAAATCCGATTTTGTAAATATTTCTGTCCCATATGGCTATGTTGAGACTGTCCATGCGGACAGTCCATGAAAGCATGGCGCAAATCTGTTGATTTTTAAGTCCTCCATTAGTTACAGATTATCCGCTATCTGATCCATATCCTGTAAGAGGGCTGCGGATCAGAAATCCTCCCTAGACCAACTCGGGGGCGGGTTCCGGACAGCCCGCCCCATCTTTCCCCGAATTCGCGCAAGGAATCATCTACCGATGAGACAGAAGCGATCCGAGATCCAAGCGCCGTCAGACGATCAATTCCGCGCCGAATGGGCCGCGCATCTGATTCAGAAGGGCGGGGGGCCGCTCGCGGTCGCGAGCGAGCTTGGCTATTCGGTTTCGCTGATCAAGCAATGGCGCAGGCTGGCGATCGGCCATGCGAAGCCGAGCCTCGAGCAAATGGTCGAGCTCGGCGATTTCGCGCGCGATCAAGGCTTTCTCTTCGCCCTCGCGCGGCGCGGGCCTGACGCGGCCAGCGGCGGCCCGGCCGAGGCAGAGTTGGCGGCGCGGAAGCGAGCTTCCTTCGTCGCGGGCCGCCTGATCGGCGGGGCCTTCGACGCAAGCGAAGTCGATGAGATCGAGGCGGCGGTCGAGCTGGTGCAAGAGCAGGACGCGACGGCGGAGGAGATCCGCGCCGCTCTGGCGCATGTGCGGGCCATGAAGGGAATCGGGCAAGCGGCGAAGGCGGCTTTCAGCCTAAACGAAAATCCGGGGCCGATCGCGCGCAACCGCGCGCGCGGGCGGCGCGTATGAACCGGCGTGAGTTTCTGAGGATGGCCGCCGCTTCCGTTTCCGGCGTCGCGTTGACGGCGGGGGCGGCGGCCTCGGATGGGGCGGCCGTGAAGGTTTGCCCGGTTTGCGGGGCGATCAATCCAGGCGGCGCGAAGGCGTGCGGGAATTGTCGTTGGCCGTTGGGCGGGACGTTGAGCGAGGCGGGCGTTTCGTCCAGTCCGAGGCGGTCATGAGGCTTCACTCGAGGCCGCTTCTGACTCTCTCGCGCTTCCTATCGCGGCGGTCTTCCTCGGCCTTGAGCTCGCGGCGTGAGGCGCGCTCCTCTGGAGTCTCGCGCCACCATCTGCGGATGAGGCGAGTCAGGGACTCGGCGAGGCAGAAACCCACGACGGCGGCGGTCCAGAGCCAATAAGCGATTTCAAGACAGCGCCAAAGAACCGCGAACATCCGACGCCTCATCATGGAAGGCGAGAACATGAAAACTCATGCTCTCATCATGTCACATGCATGAATATAACATGCAATAAACATGGATAAAACATTCAATGGATTCCGCGAAAATCGATGCGCGAATGGCGGATTGGACGACCAAGCTCCGCACGATTCAGGGCGTCGCCTGGGCGCGCTTCCCGCTCGAGCGTGCGCGGGAGAATTGGAGCGCCGGATGGGTCCGAAGGGCCGATTCTATGGGGTGGCCGGAAATCGCGATCTTCGGGTTTGACGAAAACAGAGTGCGGGCGCGGGTTTCAGCGGCGGGGCTGATCTTTCAGCCCTTCGTCGTCCTCGATCTGGACGCGGACGGCGCGACGCTCGAGCGCGAGAGCGGGCCGCAAAAATGGGCATTGGCGAGCTTCGACCTTGATTGTTGCTCCAGACTGATTTGGGAGGCGAGCGTTTGAATCGGATGGTCAATGTAATGGCGGGCGCGGCCGCCCCGCGGGCGGCTTTGAAAAGGGAAGGGCTATGGCGTGAGCGCGTGACGCTGGACGCCTTCGCCGAAGAAGCGCGGGGGCGGCTGGTTTTCCTCGCGACGCCTGCGGCCCAGCTCGCGCGGATCGGCGCGGCGGATGTGGCGCGCATGGGCGCGGCGATGTGGATTGGGATGCTCGGAGCGCGGGGCGTGGCGGCGATCAGTCCGGCCTTGTGCCTGCTCTCCGGCGCGCGGGCGCTGATCGGCCGCGAGGATCTCGGCCGGATCGATCTGAAGGACGAACGCCTTTGGGCGAATTGGTGCGGGCCGCTTTTGGCGCGGTCTGATTTCGTCGTGGTCGCGCCGGTCGATGGATGGGAGAGCGCGCCGGAGGTGGTCGAGGTTTGCCAATCCGCGATCAAGCGCGGGACGCCGGTTCGGCTTTTGGCGGGAGGCGCGACATGAGCCGAACCGGCGTGTCGCGCATCTACGCCAGAGATCCGGAGGCGAGCGGCGGGCGAATCCTGCGGCCTCATGCCGAGGTCGCGGCGCTTCAGGCGCATGATAAGGGGTTTTTCGTCGTCCTCTATGACGACCCGCGCCTGGACGACGCCGAGCGGCTGCTGCTCAGGATGATCGGCGGGCGGATCAACCGCGCGCGGGCCGAGAAACTGGGGCGGAGCGTCGCGCCAACCGGCGCGGCTCAGGCATGATGCGGCGGCTTGATGCGCGCGAGGTGCGGGCGCGCGTCTCGCTTGTCGCCGTGATCGGCGATCATGTGACATGGGACCGGACGAAAACCCAAGCGGCGCTCGGGAGCTATTGGGCGCCATGCCCTTTCCACAAGGAAAAGACGGCCTCTTTTCACGTCCGGGAAGCGAGGATCGGCGACGGCTCCTATCATTGCTTCGGGTGCCAAGTCTCCGGCGGCTCGATCTTTGATTTCGTTATGGCCTTCGAGGGCGTCGGATTCTCCAAGGCCCTCAAAAAAATGGCCGCATGGGCGGGCTTGGACGGCGGGCCGGTCAATCCAGAGGCGCGAAGACGCCGCGAGGCGCGCGAGGCCGAGCGGCAAGCCGAGGCCGCCCTTTCCAAAGCGGAGCGCGAGGCGCGCGATCTGGAAAGGGCGGGGCGGATCTGGCGTCAGGCGCGCGGCGATCATCCTTTGCTCGCGGCCTATCTCGAGGCGCGGCTCGGCGCGCGGCGCGCGCGGGCGCTCTGGCAGCTCTTCGACGGGCCGCCGCCAGTTCTGAGGATCCATCCGGATCTCCCGATCTGGGAAGGGTCGCGGATCCTCTGGCGCGGGCCGTGCCTGATCGGGTTGGCGACCACGACCGGCGGCGAGCCGCGCCGCGTCGCGGGCGTCCATCGGACGTGGCTTGCGCGCGACGGCTCCGGCCGCGCGAAGGACGCCGCCGGGCGCAAGTGGGAAAAGAAGTTCTTAGGCCGAGCTCGAGGAGCCGAGATCCGGTTTGGGCCGCCGCGCGCGCGCATGATCATCGGCGAAGGAATCGAGACGACCTTGGCCGAGTTGGGGCGGTTGGCGCTCGGCGGATGGGCCGCCGATCCGGCGAGCGCCGCCGGGCCGGGATGGGCCGCGACCTGTGGAATCTCGCTCGGCAATATTTCGGGCGGGGCGCGGGATTCCGCCTCGGCGGCCGTGCCGGATTTCACGCGGCCGGGATGGATCGCGCCTGACGAATGCCGCGAGCTGGTTTTGCTCGGCGATGGCGACATGACGGATCCAGCCGCCGCGCGGGCGTTGCTCGGCCGAGCTCAACGCCGCCACGCGGGAGAGGGGCGCGTGATGAGGCGCGCCGTGCGCGTCGATTGGGCGGGCGGCTCGGCGGCTTCAGGGCTCGATCATGCGGATTTGGCTTTGAGAGAGGTTTAGGGCGCAATGCCGGATCATCCATATCCAGAGGCGGGCGGGGCCGGGATCGGGCCGCAAGATCCGTCGGTGCGCGCAAAACTGCCCTTCAATGATTGGGGAAACGCCCAACGCCTGCTCGCCGTCGCGGGCGATGATCTGCAATATGTGGTCGGGAGAGGTTGGGGCGTCTGGAACGGCGCGTTTTACGATTTCGAGGCCGGAGAGCACGCCGCGCGGCGGCTGGCGGTCGAGCGGCTCGGGCAGGCCTTGCGCGATGAGGCTTGGGCGGTTTCGCGCGGCGCGGTCGGGCCGGAGCGGCTGGCCGAGGTCGAGGCCGAGATCAGGAGCCGGGCGGACGGCGCGCAAATGACGGCTGAAGAGGTGAGGGAGGAAGCTCTCGGCGAGATCGCGGGGAAGCGCGGGCGCGCGCTGCTTCAGTGGGCGGGCAAATGCGGGAATGTTGGGAAGGTCGAAAGCGCGCTCAAGTTGGCCGCGCCGCATCGCCTGATCGCGATTGACGACCTGGACGCCACGCCTAGCCGGATCGTCACGCAAAACGGCGTCCTAGATCTGGACGCGGCCGGAGCGCCGGGGCCGGAGGCCGAAGAAGCGGAAGAGCTCGCGCAGCGGGCGCGGCGATGGCTGCGGCGACATGATCGGGCCATGCTCAACACGCGCGTTCTTGGGTGTGGATTCGATCCGGCGGCCGATTGTCCGGAATTCGAGGCTTTCATGGGCCTGATCCAGCCGAATCCAGAGATCCGGGCCTTTTTACAAAGGGCCTTGGGTCAACTGCTCTGGGGCGCGAATGATGCGCAGGTGGCGCTTTTGTTTCGAGGGCAAGGCGCAAACGGCAAATCAACGCTGGTGAACGCCCTCGCCATGGTCTTCGGCTCCTATGCGGTCACATGCCGGATCGAGATGTTTTTGCTCTCGCAAACGCAATCCGCCGGGGCGCCCTCGCCGGAGGAAGTCGTCTTGCCCGGCGCGCGGCTTTATCTGGCTTCGGAGCCGGAATCCGACGCGACGCTCTCGGCCGCGAAGCTCAAAGCCTTGACCGGCGGCGAGCCTCGGCAGGCGCGGGCTCTGCATCAACCGCCCTTCGTCTACACGCCGCGAGGATGTCCGATCCTGAGCTTCAACCGTACACCCAAGATCAAAGGCGATGATCTCGGGACGTGGCGGCGGCTGGTCTTCATACCCTTCGACGTGAATTTGCGGGAATTGCCGCCTGAGAAGCAACGCACAAGCTCGGAGATCGCGGCCGCTCTGAAGGCCGAGGCGAGCGGGATTCTCAATTGGCTGCTTGAGGGATGGCGCGGCTATGTGGCGGACGGGCGGCGGCTGGTCGCGCCGCCTGCGGTCGAGGCTCTGAAGACGGAGCTTCGCGCCATGACGGATCCGGTCGGGGAGTTCATTTCAGAATGCACCGTCGCGGAAGACGGCGGCCGGATTCCATCCGGCGATCTTTACCGGGTTTATGAGGCGTGGTGCGCCGAAAATCAGGCGCGGGCGATCTCTCAAACCGGCTTCGGGCGCCTTCTGACGGAGAAGGGCGTGCGGAGCTTCAAGAGCCATGGGCGCTTGTTCCGGAAAGATCTCGTCTGGAACGAAGAACACGCGCGGATTTCTGAATGGCTTCAAGGGCCTGTATCCTCCGCCAGTGGCGCGAGCACAAAGAAGACGAAGGCCGCGCCGCACGCCGATGAGGCCGATTTTTAACGCGCGGCTCCGTTTCATCGGCGGGTGGAGAGTTGGGGAGAGTTGGGGCGGGGTTGCAAGTTTTGGTCGCGCGCGAGGGTGAGATATGAAGCTTGAATGCACGTTAAAGACGTATAGGGCCGGACCAAGAAAGCGAGGCGACCTCGCCCCATGCCTCCCCAACCATGCACCGCTTAAGCCTATGAAATATCAGAAGGCGGGGAGGGTTGGGGCATGGAGGGCGGAGTTTTCCTTTAAGCCGTGTTTGGGCGTGCATGTGCGTTTTTCATATGTTTTCTATAGAATATATAAGAATCTCGAAAACCATGCCCCAAGGCTCCGGAGCGGGGGATGGGCCTTGCGCCTTGAGCCTGTAGCCATGAAGGCCGCGACAGCTCCGCAGGCCGCGCCGGAGAAGGGGCGGCGGGCCTTGGCGCGAAAGGCTCTGAAGGCGGGAATCGACGCTGGGCCGGAGGAGCGCCACGCCAGAATCGAGCATGAGCTGATCACGGATCAGGACGGCGCGCGGGCGCGCTATGCGGCGGAGGGCCGGATTGCGGCTCTGGCGGCGCGCGGGGCTCTGACGCCGGATCAGGCATGGGCGGGCGAAGTGTTGCGCGAAATGGTTTGGGCCGAGGCGCGGGCGCTCGGCGTCTCGGTTCAAGCAGGCGTCAGGGTCAGCGGCGGATCAGGGCGCGGAGGCGTCGAAGATCGGTTGCGGGCGCTCGAGGATCTGGCCGCCGTGCAAGCCTATATCGCGCGAGGCGCGCGCGGGCCTGAGCGCGCCGCCGTCGTGCGCGCCGTGATCGGCGACGGCCTGACGATCGAAGCTCATATAGGGCGGCGGGGAAGGGCGGCCGTGCGGGCTATGCAGGATCTGCGCGAGGCGCTCGACTTGGCGACCGCCTGGCTTACGTCTTCCGAGGGGCGTTGACGGGCGCGGAACGAGCGCGTATTGATTCAGATATTGATCAGAAGTGCGCCGGACGCACATGATCGCCCAAGCTCCGCCGCTTTGCGCCGGGGCTTTTTTGTTTTCCAAGGATGATATGGCTCAAGCAATGCCCGTGCGCCGGATGCGGCGCGCGCTTTTGGAGCTTGCGCCTCGCGGCGCTTGCCTGATCTGGCCTCGCGGCTCAAAGGTCGCGGGCGCATATCCGCCGAGGGCTTCTCGGCCCTCTCTGATCCTGACGACGGCCGAGGCGCAAGGCCTCATGAGCTCCGGCGCGATCGCGCGCGTGCGGAGCTCCGAGGCGACGCATCTGATCACGGAGGCCGGGCGCGCGACGCTCCGCCGCCTGACGGCTCGAGTCACATGGCCGGATGCGCCGTCCGCCTATGCGGCCGCTCATGCGCTCCTCCAGTGGCGACACGTCGACACGCCGGGCGGGAAGCGAGGCGAGAGAGAGCGGCGGGCGGTCAACATGGGGGAGAGCGTGATTGGATGGCTATCCAGTCGCGGGCATATCTCCGCCGCCGAGCTCGAGGCCGGAGAGGCTTTGCGGCGGGACTTCGAGCGGGCGCAGCTTGGGCCGCGCGTCACGCAGAATTGGGAAGGCTTCCTGACGGCGGGCGTCGATGGCGGGCGGTCAGGCTTCACGCCGTCAGAAGCCGCCGAGGCGGCGCGAGCACGCCTTTTCTCGGCCTTCGTCGTGCTGGGATCCGACCTAGCGGACGTAGCGTTGCGCGCTATCTGCTTCGGCGAGGGTCTGGAGGCGGTCGAGCGCGAAATGGGGTGGTCGGCGCGATCCGGGAAAATCGTCCTGAAGATCGCGCTGCGTCGTCTGGTCGAGTTCTATCAGATCCGAGAGGGGGCTTGATGGCGAGGATCTGCGCCGCGCCGGGATGCGAGCGCGTCGCCTTCGCCGGGCCGCGCTGCGATCTCTGTGAGCTCGAGCGGCAAGACAAGCGCCGCGCCTTCGACAAGCGCCGCGCCGCCGATCCGCACCGGAAGATCTACAAGACGGCGAGATGGTTGCGCGAAAGCAGGGCGTTCCTCGCTGAGCATCCGAGATGCGCCGATTGTGCGGCGGCCGGGATAGTCGAGGCCGCGCGCGCCGTTGATCATGTGATCGCGGTTCGCGTCCGGCCTGATCTAGCGTTCGATGCGAGCAACTGGAGGCCGCTCTGTTGGTCTTGCCATAGTCGCAAGACGGCGCGGGAGGATGCGGGCTTCGGGCGGCGAAAAGGGGGGGGTGGGTCGGAATTCCGGCCGCCGCCATAGGACCGGCGAGGGAGGCAACTCTTTCACGCGCCGGGATTCAATCTAGAAACCCACGCGAGGCGACACCATGCGAGGCGACAAGCCCAAGGCTTCGGCGAATGTGCATCGCCTAGCTTCAGCGGCGCGTCTGAATGTGCCGGATCCTCCGGGTCACATGAGCGACGCCGCAAAAGAGAAATGGCGCCAGCTTGCGCCGGAGCTCACGCGCAAAAGCCGATTGAATCCAGAGTATCAGGATTTTTTCGAGATCTATTGCGAGGCCTATGCGGACTATCGCCGCAATCAGAAGCTCCTCCAGATCGAGGGATTTCTCTACCTGACGACGGGCCGAAACGGCGCGCTCGAGAAGAAAAAACAAGCCCTGGTGCAACGTGACGAAGCGTGGTCGGCCATGATCCGCGTTGGCGGCTTCTTCGGCATGTCGCCACGCGATGACGCCGCACTCGGCGAAAGCAAGCAAGGCGACTTCCTCGCCGTTCTCGAAGATCGTTTGAACGGGCGGGGCGCATGAGCAGCGGGTTAGATCATGAGGTTTCGCGCTATGCGCTGAATGTCATTGAAGGAAAGATCATCGCCGCGCCTCTCGTGCGAGCGCAATGCGAGAGACACTTGCGCGATCTGGAGACAGGCGGCGATCGGGGGCTTTGGTTCGATGGCGAGGCCGCGACGCGCTTTCTGAATTTCACGCGGTTTTTCAACCATACGACCGGGCCGCTCGCCGGGCGAATGCTCGAAATGGAGCCTTGGCAGGTTTTTTCCTTCGGGTCGCTCTATGGCTGGAAAAGGGAAGACGGCTTTCGGCGGTTCCGCATCGGTTATAATCAGATCGCCAAGAAGAACGGCAAAACCACAATGGCGGTTTTGCCTGCTCTCTACGGCCTGACTTTCGATCGCGAGGGCTCGCCGCAGGTTTACGCCGCAGCGACGACCGGCCGCCAAGCTGGCAACCTCTTTGAAGACGCCCGCACTCAGGCGCAAAGCTCCGAGCTTCGACCTCTTCTGGACGCTCGCCATTATGAGATCCGTTGTCCCGCGACGAACGGCGTCATGCGCATTCTGACGCGCTCGCCGGATGCCGCGGACGGGTTCAATCCGCATGTGACGATCGGCGATGAGGTTCACAGGTGGCGCGGCCGCGAGCTCGGCGAGCTGATCCGAAAATCCATGATCGCCCGTTCACAACCGATCTACTGGATGATCACGACGGCGGGCGACAGTCTGCAAAGCTATTGCGGCGAGATGCGGCTCTACGCCGAGGCCGTCGCGACCGGAGCCGTCTTGGATGATCAGTTTTTCGCGTTCGTCTCTGAGCCTCCGGCCTCGGCTGATCCTGGCGATCCGACAACTTGGGCGATGGCGAATCCGAATTTAGGCGTCTCTGTGCCAGAGGAGGAGATCCGGCAGCTTTGGCAAGAGGCGCGGGCGATACCTGGCCGCTTGCCTGGCTTTCTGCGCTTCCATTGCAATCGCTTCACGGATGGCGCGGAAGCTTGGATCTCCTCTGAGGTTTGGGCGACAGGCGGAGAGCCGATCGAAGAGGATTTCCTGAAGAGGAAGCCCTGTTATGCGGGGCTCGATCTCTCAAACACGCTCGATCTTTCCGCTTATGCTTTGGCCTTCCCGATCGGCGAAGAGATCTTCTTGCTTGTGCGCAGCTTCATCGCGACCGGCGGGAATTTGGGATCATTGGCTGATCGAGCACGATCAGACGGCGCTGATTATGTCGCCTGGCATTCTCGCGGATGGCTCGAGCAACATCACGGCGGAATTGATGAAGCTCGAATCCTCGAGCGGATCAAAGAGGACGCCGCCCGCTTCGACATTCGCGAATTCGCCTATGATCGATGGGGCATGGCGGGATTAAGAGGCGAGCTCAAGAATCTATTCGGTCAAAGGTTTGTCGAGCACGGCCAAGGTTACGCCAGCATGAGCGCGCCCATGAAGCGCTTTGAGCTCAAGGCCATGCAAGGGCGGATCCGTCATGGCGGAAACGAGGCCCTCGCTCGAGCTGTGCGCAACGTCTTCCGCGAAAGCGACGCGGCCGAAAACATCAAGCCGAGCAAAGCGAAAAGCCTTGGCCGCATTGATCCGGCCGTGGCCTCGATCATGGCGCTTGGCCGAGCGGACGCCGCCGCGCCCAAGCGCCGCCGCGCGGGAGATATCGCCATATGAGCTTTCTTTCTTTCAACCTCTCTCGGCTTCTTGGGCGCTCGCCTGGGGCGGCGTCCAGTCCGCCGCAGAAGGATCCGGGATGGTTCGGCCTCCGCGAGATCGGGCGCGGCCGTCGCGGCGGCCTGCCGCGCGTGAGCGAGGATTCGGCTCTTGCTCATGGCACGGTTTACGCCTGCGTCAATGCGATCGCGCAGGATATGGCGAAGGTTCCGCTTCATCTGTATCGGCGAACAAAGAGCGGCGATAAAGAGCGGGTTTATGATCATCCGGCCCTCGAGGCCCTGACGATCCAATCCTCGGAAGGCGTCCCCGCGATTGTCGCACGCTACGCCCTCCAATGGGCTGTGAGCCTGCGCGGCAACGCCTTCGCCTTCATCCGCCGAGGCGGCGACGGGCGGATCAAATCGCTCGAGACGATCCATAATGATCACGTCTCGATCTACCGGAACGGGTCGCGACGCTACTATGATTTCGAGGATGCCGAGGGTGAACGGCGGCGCGTGGGCTGGCGCGATATGCTGCATCTGCGCCTCTGCGCGGAAGACGGCTGGCTCGGCCGCTCGCCGCTCGCCGTCGCGTCTCATACGATGGCGCTTGCGCTCGGAGCTCAAGCCCATGCGGGCCGCCACGTCACAGAGCGCGAGGCGATCCGGGCCGTGGTCGAGCATCCCGATTGGTTTCAGGACGATGACGAGGCGCGGCGGCACGCCCAACGAATCCGCAATGCTTTGGATGATCCAGAGGCGAACGGAATTCCGATCCTGCCCTTCGGCATGAGCTTCAAGACGGTCGGGCTCTCTCCGGCCGATGAAGAGCTTCTTGCTCAACGACGCTTTGACCGTGAGCAAATCGCCACGATCTACCGCGTCCCGCCCGCCAAGGCGGGCATTTATGAACATGGATTGAAGGGATCGGTCGAGCAACAGGCGATCGATTATGTGACGGATTGCCTGCTCGGGTGGGCGAAGTTGAATGAAGATCACTTCCGTCTTGCTTTGCTGACAGAGGAAGAGCGGCGCTCCGGCTTGCGTTTCGAATATCTCTTCGACGGCCTCATGCGCGCGACCACGCGCGAGCGGATCGAGGCCTTCGTGAGAGCAGCGGGCGGGCCATACATGACGCGCGCCGAGGCGCGCTCGGCGAGCAATCTTCCATGGCGCGCGGATGCCGAGGGGCTCTTGCCGCCGCCCAATATGGCGGCCCTACCAGAACAGGAATCCGAGGATGAATGATTTTCCGGCGGCCTTTCATGGCCTGCCCATGGCCGTCGCCGAATCTCATGCGGGGCCGTGGCTTAGAGAAATCTCGGCCCATGACGGCGAAGTAAAGATCTCCACCGCCTCCGAGAATCGCGATCTCTGGACGATCTCGCGCGGCGTCGCGATCCTGCCGATCCGAGGGATCCTCACAAAGCGGAGTTGGTTCGCCGAGTGGATGGGGTGGGCGACCTATGAGGGGATCGAGAGCGCGATGCGAGCGCTGGCGGTTCATGATGAAGTCAAGACGATCGCCCTCGATCTCGATTCACCTGGAGGCGCGGCCTATGGATGCGCCGCCGCCGCCCGCGCGATCGCCGAGGTCGCCAAGATCAAGCCGGTTTTGGCTTTTGTGGATCCGCTTGCGGCCTCGGCGGCTTACTGGCTTGCTTCCCAGGCGCGCGAGATCGTGCTTTCGCCTGGCGGCGCGGTGGGATCCATCGGCGTCGCCGTCTCGCTCGCCAAAGCCGTTCAGCCTGACATGGGCGGAGATCAATGGTTTGAATTCGTTTCAAGCCATGCCCCGAACAAGCGGCCCGATCCGCAAACCGAAGAAGGCCGCGCGGAGATCCGGCGCGAGCTGGACGAGATCGAGGCGGATTTCCTCGGCGCGGTCGCCTCCGGCCGCCGCGTGACGACGGCCGCCGCTCAAGAGCGCTTCGGCGCGGGCGGCGTGCTCTATGACGCGGCCGCCGTGAGCGCAGGCCTCGCCGATCGCATCGCCACGCGAGCGAGCTTCTATGAGGCCATTCTTGCGCCTGGCGGTCGTTCGCCGCGCCGCGCGGCTCTCGCTCAGGCCGCCGCCGCTCAGGCTCGCGCGCGCCTCTGACCTTTTCTTAAATCGAAAGGAAGCCTTATGGCTGATGTCAACGATCTGCGGCGCAATCGCGCCGAAGCTTCCGCCCGCATGTCTGCGGAGGCGGATGCGCTCGAGGCTCTCGAGAACGCCGAGACGCCGGATCAAACCGCGATCTCGGCCGCTCAGAGCCGTTTCGACGCCGCGCGCGCCGATTTCAATAAGCTCGATAATCAGGTGACGCGCGCCGAAGAGACGGAATCCGCGCGGGCGGCCTCGGCGCGCGAAGTGGCGCCCGCGCCGCGCCGTCCGGCGGATGCGTCCAGGCCGGAGGATCTCGGCATGGAGGCCGGGCTTTATGTGCTCTCCTTGGCGGCCGTTGGCGGCGACACTGAAAAGGCGGCGCGCTACGCCGAGCGCAAACTCGGGGCTTCTCGCGTCGCGAATGAATTGACGGCGGCGCTCAACACAGGCGAGCCGGAGGCGGGCGGCGTGCTTGTGCCGGAGGTCTATTCGGCCGAACTGATCCGGCTCCTCTCCGCGCGCGCCGTGGTGCGTCAGGCGGGCGCGCGAGTCATCGATATGCCTGCCGGAAATATCCGCCGCGCTCGACAGATCGCCGCGCCGACCGCCTCTTATGGCGCGGAAGGCTCGGCCATTCTCGTTTCCGAGCCCGAATTCGACAAGGTGGATCTGAGCTTCAAACGGCTCTCCGGCATGATTCCCTTGACGAATAATCTGATCCGTCAGGGCTCGCCCTCCGTCGCCGCCTTCGTCCGCGATACGCTTGTGCACCACATGAGCTTGCGCGAGGATTTGGCCTTCATCCGTGATGATGGCACCGGCGACGCCCCCAAGGGACTTCGCTACTGGGCGAAATCCGCGCATGTCTATGCGGCCAACGCCACGACGAACGCCGGGACGGTCGCGCGGGATATTCGCAAGGCCGTCGCGCTGGTCGAGGATAGCGGCGTCTCCATGACGCGGCCGGGCTGGTTCATGCGGCCGAGCACGCGCGCTTATCTCGCCGAGCTCACCAACGCCTCCGGCGCGAAGCTCTATCCGGAGATCGACAGCTCCAACACGCTGCTCGGCTATCCGATCCACAAAGCGGCGCATATTCCGGGCAACCTCGGCGGCGGCACCCATACCGAGATTTATTTCGCCGATTTCTGGGAAATCGTGATCGGCGACTCCCTGAGTCTCGCGCTCGATATGAGCGATCAGGCCGGATACGTGGACGGGAGCGGCGATTATGTCTCCGCCTTCCAAAGGGATCTCACGCTGGTTCGCGCGATCTCCGAACATGATCTCGCGCCGGATCATGTCGAGGCCATTTCCGTGATCACCGGCGTCGGCTGGTCGCTCGCCGCCTGATCTTTCCCCTTTCTGATCTTCGGAGATTCCCATGCAGCAAGTTCGATTCATCAAAAAGCATCCGCCTTATAATGTTGGCGAGACGGCCGGATTCTCGGAGGCGGCGGCCGAAACGCTGCGGAAAAGCGGCTATGTCGAATTCGTCGAAGCGAAGAGCTCGGCCGCCAAGGGCGCGACGGCCAAAGGTTCCGCGACCAAGGCCGGCGACGGCGCGGCGGCGACCTGACGTCATGCGGATACTCGCTCCGCCCGCCGTGGCGGCCGTGACGATCGGCGAGCTCAAGGCGCGCGCTCGGATCGATCATGCGCATGAAGACGCCGTGCTTCAGGTCATGCTTGATGCGGCGATCTTGCATGTCGAGAAAAGCACGGGCCGCCCTCTCACGCCTCGGCGGGCGGCTTTCACCGTTCCGGCGGGCTTATCGCAATGGTGGTTTCCAGCCGCGCCCGTGCGCGAGCTGATCGCCGTGCGGGCGGATGGCGCAGAGATCGAGGGCGCGCGGCTGATCGGAGGATGGGATGAGCCGCGGCTTGCCCTGCCCTCCGGCCTCCAGTTTGATGAGCTCGAGGTCGAGGCCGAGATCGGCCTCGATCCTGGCGACGCCGCCGGAGCGGTTTTGCGCGACGCGATCTTGATGCTCGCCGCCGATCGCGCCCGATCGCGCGAGGCGACGGCCGAGGGCTCTCAAAGCCCCGTACCTTTTGGCCTGGTCGCGACGATCCGCAAAGAGCGGTATGCGCGGCCGCGTCTGGGCTTCGCTCTGGACGGGAGGGAGCGCTCATGATCTCCGCCGGAGATTATAACCGGCGCGTGATCTTTGAAGAGCGCGTGCTCTCGGCCTCGGCCGCCGCCGAAGATCCGCCCGCCCTGCCCCTAGATCCTCTCGCCGCCGATCCTCTCCTTGCGCCTGGCGGCGATCCGCTCGGAGATCCGCATATCTGGACGGCGCGCTTCGAGCGGTGGATGCAGCTCAAACCCTTGGCGTTGCAGGAAGCCGAGCAAGGGGCCGCGCTTGTCGGGAGCGGCCGTTGGATTGGGGAGGCGTTGCTCGATCCGGACACAGAGGCCGTCCGGCCGGAGACATGGCGTCTTCGGGCTGGCGAGCTGGTTTTCAATCTTCGGGGCGTCGCCGATCCGGACGGACGGCGGAGGCGTCTCTCCTTCACTCTTGAAGAGGGGGTTGCGACATGAGCCAGCAGCTCAAGCGGCTGCAATGGAAGTTCGCCAAGCTGAATCGCGGCATGGTCGCCGCCTCGAGGACGACGCTCGAGGCCGGAGCGGCCCGGATCGTCGCCATGCAGAAACGCCTTGCGCCGAAGGATTCCGGCGAGCTTCGCGACGCGATCATGTGGGAGACGAAGAAGGGAACGGCTTCAACCCGTGTTTTCGTGAATTACAGCAAGAGCAACGGAAAGCCGCGCGCGCCTCACGCCCATTTGGTCGAGTTCGGAACCGGCCCGCATGTGATCGAGAGCGAGCGGCCCATGGGCGCGGGCGGCGTCTTCGGGCGGCGGGTCGAGCATCCGGGAACGCCTGCGCAACCGTTCTTCTATCCGGCCTATAGGTCCGAACGCCCGAAGCTGAAACGTGAAGCGCGCAATGCGCTCCGCGAAGCCGCGAAGAGGGCCGTTCGTGGCGGGTGAAGGAGATCATTCTCTCGCCCTGATGGGCGCGGCGAGAGCGGCGCTCCTAGCGAATCCCCGCGTCGCGGCCTTCGTCGGGAATCGAGTTTATGAATCGGTCCCGTCTCGGATCGCTTGGCCTTACTTGACGATTTCGGACGGCGGCGGCGTCGCGGCCTTCAGCTCCGAATATGAGGGCGATGATCTCGCTTTTGAAATCCACGTTTGGAGCCGCCACACCAACGGGACCTCGAGCGAATGCCGCCTGATCTGCGCCGCCGTCCAGGCGGCCTTGCATGATGCGGATCTTGATCTCGGATCCGGCGCGGCCCTCTCCAGTCTGGCGCGGCGCTCGCGTCGGACATTCCGAGATCCTGACAATCTCACATGGCACGGCGTCGTCGTCTTTGAGGCGCGCGTTGAAACTTCGGAGGACTAAATGTCTCGGTCTAAAACTGTGAACACGATGCTGATCCTCTTGGGCGATGGGGCGGCGACGGAAAACTTCACGTCGCCCTGCGCCCTCTCGACCAAGAGCTTGAAATTCTCGGCGCAGGTTCAGGAGGATGTGGTTTTCGACTGCCCTGGCGACGAGCCTGACGACTACGAGCCGAGCGCCGGATGGGTCGAGAAAGTGAAGACCGCTCTCTCCGCCGCCGTCACGGGCTCCGGCAAACTCGCTGGCGAAAACCAAGACGATTGGTGGACGTGGTTTCAGGGCGGAGACAAGAATATCCGCGTCTATCTCCGCTCGAAGGACAAGACCACGCTCAAGGGCTATTTCTCCATGATCGCGCTCCTCACGGATCTGGAGATCGGACAGGAGAGCGACACCGGCCTTGTTGATGTGTCCGTTTCGATTCAGGCGAGCGGGCCGGTCGCCTGGACGGCGGCTTAATCTATGCGGTCGCCATATGTCGAAATGGATTGGGGAGACGGTCGGCACCGTTTCGCCCTTCCGATCGGACGGCTTCGCGAATTGCAAGACAAGACGGCGGTGGGGCCTTATGCGCTTTACCGCCGTCTCTTGTCTGGGGATTGGCGAGTCGAGGATCTTGTCGAAACCTTGCGGCTCGGGCTGATCGGCGGCGGCCTCAAGCCGCCGGAGGCTCTGACGCTCACGCGGCGATATGTCGAAGATCGCCCGCTCCTGGAGAGCGTCACGCCCGCCTTGAGCGTGCTCGCATGGGCTTTGTTGCCTGACGCCGGAGCCGGAGATGAGGAAGAGGACGGCGAAAAGGGCGGTAAAAAAAAACCGAACCGGGGCCGGAGCCCCTCGAATTCGGGACCATCTATCGGAACGCTCTAGCAATGGGGCTCGGCCCGCGTGAGGCGGACGATCTCACTTTGTCCGAGTTCCGCCTCCTGATCCGCTCTTGGAATGAGCTTCACGGGTCCGATGAGGATGAGGCCGCCCCTCCCCCCTCCGATGATGATTATTTCGAGATGCTGGAGATGATCGGACATGGCTGAAGATCTCGAGCGCCTGACGCTCACGCTCGAAGCGCGCACGAAAGAATTTGAGAACGCGCTCAATCGCGCCCAAGGCGTCACGACTCGGCGGATGGCTGCGATGGAGCAAAGAGCGCGGGCCATGTCGCGCAATGTTCAAGCCGCCATGGCTGGAGCTTTCGCGAGCTTCGGAGCGGCTCAGATTGGCCGCGAGGCGATCACTCTGGCGGCGGATTTCGAAGGCGCCTTGATCCGCGTGCGGGTCGCGGCGAGCGCCTCGGCGGATGAAATGCGCGCTCTTGACGCCGCCGCGCGCGAGATGGGCCGATCGCCTTTCGGCGTGACGGCGAACGAAGCCGCCAACGCCTTTGAAATCCTCGCTCGCAACGGCTTGAGCGTGCGCGAGATTCTGGACGGCGCGGCGCAAAGCTCGCTCCTCTTGGCGCGCGCTATGGGCGCAGACCTTTCGGCCGCCGCCGATCTGGCGACGGATGTCATGGGCCAATTCAAAATCTCGGCTAAGGACATGGGCGGGATCGTGGATCAGATCGCCGGAGCCGCCAACGCCTCGAAATTCACGTTTGACGATTTCCGCTATGCGATCGCGAACGCGGGCGGCGTGGCGGCGACGGCCGGTCTTTCCTTTGAAGATATGATGCGCGCGCTCGCCGGAACCGCGAGCCAATTCGCGGCGGGCGCGGACGCCGGAACCGCCCTTCGGACGTTCCTTCTTCGCCTTGTGCCTGCGAGCAAGGAAGCGGGCGAAGAGATGAAGCGCCTCGGCATGTCCTTTTATGACGCCCAAGGCAATCTCAAGGACATGCCTGCCATAGCCGAGACTCTCCGCACGTCTCTCGCCGGGCTCTCCGAGGAAGCCAAAACCAACTCTCTGAAAGTCATCTTTGGAGATGATGCGATCAGAACGGCGGCGGCGTTGGCCGATCAGGGCGCGGCCGGGATCAACCGGCTCGCGGAAGCGATCGGGCGCGTTTCGGCGCAAGATCAGGCTCAGGCGCGCATGGAAGGATTCAACGGGGCCTTGCTCGAGCTCCGCGCGGCCTGGGAAGATTTTCTGCTGACGGCCGCGGATCAAGGCGGGCTCGAGGCGGCGACGGCGGCGGTCGAGCGACTGACAAGCGCCGTCCAGTTTCTCGGCGAGAATTTCGGGACGATCTATCCTTGGATCGAGCGGCTCGCCACGGCGCTTGCGGCCGTGCTGGTGGCGCGTGGTCTGAATTTCGCGGCGGGCCGTGCGATCGCGATGGGCGCGACTCTGATCAGTCTCGCTCGCAACATAGGCGCGACAACCGCCGTAACGGCCCGGCTCGGCATAGCGATGAGCGCTCTCGGCGGCCCGCTCGGCTTTGTTATCGCCTTGGCTGGCGTCACGTTTTTAGAGTTCGCTCGATCGGCGAAAACCGCGAGCGAGCGGCTCGAGGATATAGAGCAAGCCGCCTTCGAGGTCGGCGGCGCTTATGAAAAACTCCGCGAGCTCGAGGGGCAGCTCAAGACGGATCGCGAGGACCTGAAGCGCGCCTCCGAGGCCTACGCGGCGGCCGTGCGCGATGAAGGAACGGCGGCGCAAGAAACCGCCGCGCGTGAGCTCGAGGCGATCCGCCAGAGAGTCGCGGGACGCGAGGCCCTGCGGGCGGCGCTGTTAGACGAAGCTGAAAACAAGCTGTTTGACGCGCAGCAATCCCGCGATGAGATGCGCGACAGCGTGGGAGACGGCGCGCGCGCGCTGATCGGCGCTCAACTGGATTTCTTGCTGAACGCGATCAAAGAGGAAGGAAGCAGCGCGACGCGCGCGATCCTCCAAGCCGAGGTCGATAAGATCGGCGAGACGATGGAGGCCGGAGAGGACGCCCTCCGCGCCTATGCGCTCCAAGTGGCGCGAGAGGCCCGCGCGCGGGGCGACATGCACCCACGCCAGAGAGAGTTTTCGGATTCGAATACCGCTCTCGAAAAGGCTGAGGAGGCGCTCGAGCGGCTCGAGGCTCGGCGCGACGCCCTCGCGAATCCTCTGCCCGTGCCGGAAGTTCCAGCGGCGACAACGCCGCCGCGTGTTTTGCCGCCGAAGCCGGAGGGCGGATCGTCGGGCGGCGAGACGCCAGAGCAGGTTTTGGCGCGGATGCGCGCCGAGCTCGAGGCCGTCGGGCGCGAGATGGCCGAGCTTGACGCCGTGACGCGGCAAGCTTTGACGGCGAGCGGCGCGGCCGGACTGGAGGCGCTCGAGGCCGCGATCTATTCGACCGAGGCGCGAATCCGCGTGGCGAAGGCGATGGAAGACGCGCGAATCCCAGAGGGGGCGACGGCGACGCAAGCGGAGGAGATCCGCGCGGCCGCTGCGACGCTCGAAGAGGCGCGGATCAGAACGGAGGCCCTGCGGGATGGTTTACGTGATCGCACGCGCGGCCTCGGCGAAGAGATCGCGGCCGAGGCCAAGGCTCTCGAGGCGCGGGCGCAAGGCGAAGCGTCCTTATCTGCTTATACGGCGGCCTTGGAAGGCAACCGCGCGGCCTCCGCGCGCCTGCTCTCCGCCGCCCAAGAGGGCGAAGAGGCGCACGCGCAAACGACGCGCGCGCTTGCGGAGGCCAAAAGCCGCGCGGACGCTCTCAAAGAGGCGGAAGACGAGCTAGCACGCGCCAAGGCGAACGGCGTTGCAATCTCGGAAGATCAGGCGGCGGCCGTGCGCTCCGCCGCCGTCGCCGTGGTTGAGGCCGAAGCGGCCGTGCGTCAGGCGCTCGAGGAACGGCGGAAGGCAGAAGAAGCGGCCGAGGCCGCCAAGCGCCGAGACGCCGGAGCCGAGACTCTGCGGGCTTACGCCGCCGAGATCGAGGCGCGCACGGCCGCCGCCGGGCGGTTGCTCGCCGCTGCGCAAGAAAGCGACGCCGCGCACGCCGCCGAGGCCCAATCGATCGATGAGGCGCGCGCGGCCGCCGAAGCCCTGACAAGCGCGGAAGAAGTTCTGACGGCCGCCAAGGCGGCGGGCGTGGCGATCTCCGACGCACAAGCCGAAAGCTTGCACGCGGCCGCCGTCGCCGCCGTCCAGGGCGAAGCCGCCGTGCGGCGCGCGCTTGAGGAACGGCGGAAGGCCGAAGAAGCCGCCGCCGAGGCGAAGCGCCGCGATGAGGCGGCGCGATCTCTTGCGGATACGATGGATCGAACCGAACGCGAGCTCGAGCGCCAAAAGGCCCTCGAGACGGCGGCGGGAGAGAGCGTCTCGGCATATGAGGAACGGGCGGCCGCGCAAGAGCTGCAACGGAAATCCGATGAAGCTCTTGCGGCCGCCGAGGCGGCCTTGGCCGAGGCCGAAAAGGCGGGCGCGGCGGCGAGTAAGGACGCCGCCGCGCGATTCCGCGAAGCGGCTCAAGAGCGCGTCGCGGCGGAGGATAGGACGCGCAAGGCGATCGAGGCGCGACAGAAGCAAGAGGATCTCGACAAGCGCGCCTCGGAGGCTCTCGAAGATGCGCGGCGCGGCGTGACGGCGGCGCGGGAGAGGACGGCCGATATAGGCATGTCGCCGGAAACGCTCAGGGCGCGAGAAGCCGCACGGCTCGCCGATGAGCGCGTGCGGCGTCTTGAAATTCCAGAGGGCGCGACGGCGGGCGGTCAGGACGCCGCCTCGCTCCGAACGACGATCCAAGGCGAGGAGGCGAAGCGATTAGCCGCAGAGGCCGAGGGAGAGATGCGCACGCGCGCGCTTGAGCTGCTCGAGGCGCAAACCTCGGCCGAAGAAGCGATCAACGAAAAGATCCGCGATACGATCGGCCTTCAAGGCGCGCTCGCGGCCTTGATCCGAGATCGCGCCCTCGCTCAAGGCGACACGGCGGCGGCGGCGCAAGCCGAGGCCGAAGCTCAAAGGATCGTGGCGGAGGAAGTGCGCCAGCTCGAGCTTGCGAAATCCGGCCTGGCGGAGATCGCGGAAGCGGGCGGAACCGGGTTGGCCGGAGCCCTGGAGAGCGTCGTTTTCAAGGCCAAGGACGCGCGGGCGGCGATCAGCGATCTGATTCTAGAAGTGAGCAAGCTCGCCTTTCAGAAGGCCGTGACGCAACCGCTCGGAAACTTCCTTGGCAACATCGCCGGGAATCTCTTCTCCGGCGGCGCATCATCGTCTGTGGGAAACGCGGTGGCCGGAAGCCTCAAGCTCGCCGAGGGCGGCAAGGTGCGCGGCCCTGGGGGCCCAACGGACGATCAGATTTTGGCGCGACTGTCTGACGGCGAATATGTCGTGAGAGCGCGCGCCGTGCGGAAACATCTCCCTCTTCTGGAGGCGATCAACCGGCATCCGGAACTTCCGGCGTTCGCGGCGGGCGGCGGCGTCGGGCGTATGCCCGCCCTAACTCTGCCAAGCCTTCCGAATGTCGAGGCGCGGGCGGCCGCGTCCAGAACCGCGCCTGGAGAGGTCTTCGCCTCCCCTACCCGCCATGCGACCACCAATAATTTTTATATCTCCACTCCGGACGTCCAAGGCTTCCGGCGGAGCGAAACCCAAATCGCGGCCGCAATGCAGCGCATGGCCGCACGAGGCAGGAGGAATTTGTGATGCCTCTCGACGTGTTATCTCCCTCGCCTCTGCTGAGCGCGCTCCGCGATTGGCCGCGCGCCTTGCGGCGTGCTCATATCCCCAACCTGGAGCGCCTCACACCGATATATCGCGCGCGGGCGCTGCGGGTGCTGGAGCGCCTCGATACGCTGGCCGTGCTGCTGACTCTAGCGGAGCGCCCCGGTCTGAGCCTCAACGCGCTGGCGCTTCATGTCGCGCCGCCGCGTGTGTCAGGCATGTACAACACGCTGCGCATCATCACACTCCCAATCCTGTCTGAAGTTGGTTGGCTCACAAACCTTGAGCAGCTCGGCAAGACGAAGGCCGCGCATCGCTATAGGCTGGAGCTGAGCCCCGCAGGGCAGGATTTTCTTTCCTACTATCTCAGCGGTTTAGAGGCTGCGGATGACGGACTTCCATGACGTTCTTTTCCCCCTGCGCCTTTCCGTAGGCTCAAGCGCGTCGCCGGAAAGACTGACCCGGATCGTCGCTCATGGCGGCGGGGAGAAACGCGCCGCCGCTTGGCGCAGCTCTCGGCGGCGCTTCGACGCGACCTTGCGTCTCCGACCGCATGACGAATTATATAGGCTGGTCGAGTTCTTCGAGGCGCGGCGCGGGAAGCTCTATGGCTTCCGGTGGCGCGACTTCACAGACTGGAAATCCTGCGATCGGAAGAAAGCCCCCGTCGCCACAGATCAGCTCTTGGGGATCGGCGATGGCGAGACGAGGGCTTTTCAGCTTGTGAAGAACTATCTCTCCGGCGGCGGCTCATATGCTCGGCCGATCTATAAGCCGGTCGAGGGCTCGATCCTCGCGGCCGTCGAAGGCGTTCAAGCTGCACCGATCGTCTCGGCGACGGGCCTGCTCACGTTCGCCACGCCTCCGGCGGAGGGCGCGCGCGTGACGGCGGGATTTCTGTATGACGTGCCTGTGCGCTTCGATACGGATTATCTTCCGATCCATTTGGTGAGCCGCACGCATGGATCCGTCGAAGATTTGCCCGTGGTCGAGATCCGACCACGGGCCGCAGGCTGAGGCATAAGGGGGCGCGCATATGCACCCCCTGCCCGTTCATGGCCTCCGACGCAAACTCGCAAGGCTGTGCACCAGAAGTATGAGGAGGGCCATTTTCAGCTCGCTCGTTGCGGAGATCATCTCGGTGGCAGTGGAGAGGTCGATCATAAAAATCACCCAAAATCAAAATATTGCGATGATTCTCAAGCTACCGTCACGACCACCCGCGATGTGAGAGGAATCGGTTTTAGGCGGCGCGCGCCGCCGGATTCGGGGTCAGGCGAGCGCCGTTCCGGATCAAGAGGCCTTCGGCTTCAAGGTCGAGCTGGATCCGGCCCGCGACCTGATCAGAAACTCCGGTCGCCTTGCGGATGGCGGAGAGGCCGCCCGTCTTGAGATCGCCGGATTTGATAGCTTGTCTAGCCTTCTCAATAGCCTGCTGATAGCTGGCGGCGCGGCGATGCGGCGGGAGGCCGTAGCGCTCTCCCCCCTGCCCTTCTCCTTCGGCAGGCTCCTCTTGGGCTGGATCTTCCTTTGGAACGGCGGACAGGCTCCAGTCGTCACGCGACTTCGCAAAGGGCATGGCTCGGCCACGCCGCTCGGCGACCGGTTCAACCGGGGCCGGATCTGGCACAGGGCGCAGGGCCGGGCGTTCGCGGATCACGATCGGCGAACCGCCGCCGCTCTGATCCGCGCGCTTGAGCGCATCGGCAATGCCTCGGCCGGTCACAAAGGCCAAGAAGAGTCGCGCGAGCTCCATAAGGATATTCACGAACACGCTAAACCCGAAAATGAATCCTTCAGTGTCCGTCCCGAAAACTCGCGCCACGGACGCCATAACGGCCGAGGTCGCGCCGCCGCCTTCGGTTTTGGCGCGCTCCATGCTCGCGAGAGCTTGAGGCGCGGCCGAGGTCGCGGCGGCTTCGGCGGCTTGGCTTTGGCTGAGGTCGTAACGGGCGCGCTCGATCGCCGAAACCAATCCGGCGTGCTCGGGGTGGCTTGGATCCTGACGCCGGTTATAGGCCGCCGAACCGGCCTCCCAGGTCGCGGCGACTTGCGCGCGCCACGCGCTCAAGGCCGCCTCGGCCTCTCTCACTCTCCCCTCCCCTTCTGTGACGCTGCGAGCCGCGCTCGAGGCGCGCGCGGAGGCCGCTTCGGCTTGGGTCTTGGCGAGCTGGTAAGCATCAGTTTTGAGGGCGTCCGCTTCGACTCCGCCTTGCATCATGAGCATTATGCAAAGCGTGCTGGTGATGATCGAATAGAGGGCAAGGCCCGCGAGGATCACAAGGCCAGACAGTTTTGCGAGGCCGGTCAGCATGGCGAGGCGGACGGCGAGCACATGCGCCGCAAAGATCAGGCTCGCGGCGGTCAGCACCATGAAAACGCGGTCGCCGGTTCCAAGGAGGGCCTCCCCTCCGACAACGGAAGCGCCGCCGAGATCCGCGAAATAGAACATCGCGCGGGCGGCGAAATAGCTGTTGATGAGAAGCAAGAACCACGTCAGCGGGCCGATGAAACCCGTCCAGCGGCTCGCCTCGCGCACTTGCCGATCGGCGGCTTTCGCGTCCGCCTCTTCGACCTTGCGCCGGACTTCGGCGGCGGCGGCGGGCGTCATTGTCCGCCCCCGATCGCCGAGGGCTGGCAGGCCTGTTTATGGATAGGATGGACTCGCCCCGTCGCGGGGCTTAAATGCGTCTTGCGCATGGCCTGACTCCTGTAAGTCGGGTTATGTGAAGCGATGCGGAGGAGGCTCAATTCCTCCGCATCGCGCCTGACGATATGCCTCCGGCGACTCTCGCACAAGCTGAATTTAACCCTGTTGCGGGGCGTCCCTCCCTTCCCCTCCCTTGTCCCTGTTTCCATCCCTCTATCGACTATAGAGGGTTGATCCGCCTTGCGGCCGTGAAACCGGGTCAAACGCATATCGCCGAGGCAACCACTTTGACCCTGAAAACAAACCTGCCTCCGGCGGCGCTGGCCGCTCTGGAGGAAGCCGCCGCATCCCTGAAATGCGAGGCGGCCATTCTCGCCGCGATCCTCGAGGTCGAGAGCGGATCCATCCGGGATGAATCCGCGCGCTTGAGCGCTCGCCGGTTCGAACCGCATGTCTTCCGGCGGATCACCGGCGGCGGGGCGGCGAGCCACGCCGGGGCCGCGCGGATCGATCCGGAGGCGGCCGAGGCGGCCTCGAGCCATGGCGCGGCGCAGATCATGGGACACCATGCGCAGGCGCTCGGCTACGCCTCGGCGCAGGCCATGCGCGCCGCGTTCCTCGAAGGCGGATGGGAAGAGCAGATCTCGGCCATGAGGCGTTACGCCGAGGCCACCGGCATGGGCGGGCCGTTGCGCGCGCTCTCCATTCCGGACGTCTCCGAGATCTACAACGGCCCGTCATATGCGCGGCTCGGCTATCACCTGAAGCTCTCCGCCGCATATGCCCGGATCTCCGGGAAGGCCGCCGCGCGAATCCTGCGCCTCGGCCATAGCGGCGAAGATGTTGAGCAGCTCCAAAAGGATCTCGAAGCCGCAGGATACAGCGTCGCGGCGGATGGAATCTTCGGGCCGAAAACGGAAGCCGCCGTGCGTCGCCTCCAGTCCGCCAAAGGGCTCCGGTCCGATGGTGTGGTGGGGGCCTTGACTTGGGCCGCGCTCGAGCGCGCCGGGTTTATGGAGGCGGTCGAAGAGCCACCAAGGCGGGTCGATCTCGAGCTCGACCGAGCCATGAGGCATCGCGGGAAGATCGGCGCGATCCTCGCCGCCCTAGCGACGTTCCGCGAAGAGGCCGCCGCATGGGCGGATCGCCTCCGGCTCGATCTCGGCGAGATCGCCGTGCGGATCTGGGCCGCGCTTTCAAACCTTTCGCCGGAGCAATGGGCGATCCTTCTGATCGCATCCGTCGTGCTCTGGCCTCATGTGGCGCCACGCGCCCGCCGCCTTGCGGGGCGGCTTCTCTAGCGACTTGGGGGAGTCGAGCTTGGATCAGAAATTAGATTGGATCGATCGATTGAGCGCGCTTTTGACGACGAAGGCCATGGCGGCGACAAGCGGAGCGGCGGCGGCGGGCGGCATGGCGGCCGAGCAAGTGCCGCGGCTGGCGGAGGCTTCGCTATTTCACGCCTTCGGATATGCGGTCACGCTTCCGGCCCTCTCCATGATCGTCGCGATCCTCGCGGGGCTTCTGACGGTCTTCAAGCCGCTGATCGTCGCCGGGCTTCGCCGGAGCTTCCGATGATCGCCGCGCTTTGGAGCTTGCTTCGGTCCTTCGCGCCATGGCTCGCCGCGCCTCTGGCGGCCTCGATCGCATGGGGCGCGCGGGACTGGACGGCGGCGGGGGAGGCGAAAGCGGCCGCAGCTCGCTCGCGGGAAATTTGCGAGCTGACTTGGCGGACGAAAGAAGCGCTCGCGGAAGCTCAGGCGGAAAGGTCGCGCCGTGAAATCGAGAATCATATGCGGGGCGTGCGCCCTGATCCTGGCCTTGTTCCTGACCGGCTGCGGGAGGGGTCATTCTTCGCCAATCCTGACGCGCTTCGTGACAGCCTGCCCGCCGGTCGAGGCTCTGACGGAGCGACGCCGCCTTGAACTGATCGAGGCGCTCGAGGCGGCGCGAGAGCAGCTCGAGCCGCGCCATTCGGAATCGCTCCGCGCCGCCGTGGCGGATTGGGGAGCCATGCGCGATCAGGCGCGGATTTGCTCGGCGCGATCTTCTTAAGCAACCGGCGCGGCCTTTATGGTCGCGCCGGTTTTCGGCGTTCTGATCACTCGGCGTTCAGGCGCTCAAGCACAACGCGCCGTATAAAGCTCGCGCGCTTCTCGCCGGTGCGGGCAGCTACTGCGTCCAGTCTGGCGAGGTCCGCCTGATCAAGGAAAAGTTCAACTTTCGCTTTCGCGGCCGCCTTCGGCTTGGCGGCGTCTGGCGCGGCGGAGATGAAGGCGGAGGGATCAGGCGCGGGAGAGAGGGCGGGGGAGAGCTTCTTGCGGATTGTCATGATGTACACCTGATATATACATTATTATTACATTCAAAATACATGATTATCACATGCTGAAAACCTGAGAAACAAGGGCCTCGATCTCCGCCACGGATTTAGGATCGCGCCGGACGGCCTCGGCGGCTGATCTCCCGCCGCCCGCCGCGTCGGCTATGGACTTGCGCCGCCCTATGCCTGGAGAGATCAGCTTGAAAGGCTCGACCACGGCGGCTGCGGCGGCCTCATTGTCGCCGCCTCTTGAATCCGCCTGATTGATCACGGCGAAGGCCTTAATCGGCTCGGCCCTGTAGGCTTCGGCCTCCTTGATCAAGGCGGCAATGTCTTCGAGCGCCCAAACGTCGAAGGTTCTAGGGGCGAAGGGAGTCAAGACAACATCCGCCAGAACCAAGGCGGCGCGGAGAGCCTCGCCGTCTCGGCCGCCAACATCGATCACAACATCATCGAATTTCGGGCCTTGGAGGCGGAGCTGATCGCGAAGCGTGGCGGCCGTGGTGAATTGAGAGCAGGCGAGGGGAGGGGAGAGATCATCGGCGGCGCGTTGGGCGATGGCGGCTTGCGCGGTTCCTTGCCGGTCGGCATCGATCAACCACACATCGCGGCCCGCTCTCGCCCTCTCTATGGCGAGATTCAAGGCGATGGTGGTTTTCCCAACGCCGCCTTTCGTATGGGCGACGGCTATGATCATGACAGGTTTTCCCATGCTAGAGACATGAATCAATCATGCTTCTAGCATGATTATTACATGCAAACAACATGCCTCATATTTTCAAGACGCGGCGGCCATAGTCTCGCAATTCGCCGTCCGGCGACACATAGCGATAGAGCGTTCCGCGTGAGACGCCGAGCGTCTTCGCCAGTTCGTCAGGCTCCGTTTCTTTGGATTTCATGGCGGCGGCGGCGAGGCGGACTTGCGCCGCCGTGAGCGCGAAGCGACGGCCGCCCTTGCGGCCTCGAGCTCGAGCGGCGGCCAATCCTGCGCGGGTGCGCTCGCGGAGGATCTCCCGCTCGAATTCGGCGAGCATGGCGAAGAGGCGGAGCATCAAGCGCCCTTCAGGGGTCGAGGGGTCGAGGCCCGCGCCCGCGCCGGTCAGAACGCGCAACACCACGCCACGCGCCGCCAGAGCCTCGGCCGTCTCGATCAGGTGCGACAGGTTGCGGCCGAGGCGGTCGAGACGCCAAATAACCAATTCATCGCCGGAGCGCAGGGCGCGTAAGCACGCCTCCAGTCCGGGCCGGGCCTCGGCCGCGCCGCTCGCTCGATCTTCATAAACTTGATCGGGCGCGACGCCCGCCGCCTGGAGCGCGTCGCGCTGAAGGTCGAGGCTTTGCTCGGCCGTCGAAACTCTGGCGTAGCCTATGCGCATGACGCTCTCCGAGAAACCACAAACGACCATTTGAGCCGCCAGAGGGGAGGGGAGGGGTTTTCGAGGCCTTGGCGGCGATCCGCGACAGCATAAATCAACGCGCAATCAAAATCACACAAAGGGGGCGGCGCGTCCATTATGTGACGCGCCGCCCCTGAGCGTCTTCACTCAAACAATTCGGCGTGCGTGCCTGCCCTGGCGAATTGTATGGACTCGTTGTCGATCCGATAGATCAGAAGGAAATCCCCGCCGATGTGACATTCTCTGGCGTTCTTCCAATCGCCCTTCAGGGGATGATCCAACCATTCGGCTGAAAGAGGAGCTTCGTTCGAGATGAGGAGGAGCATGGCCTCCTTCAGCCTCTTCATGTCATAGCGCCCGGAGCGTGAGAGCCTTTCCCAATCTCTTTTAAACTCCTTCGTATAATCGGAGACGCGCGGGAGGTTCGTCCGCTTTTCAGCGGCGGTCTTTTTCGAGGTCATCAAACAGATCCTGCGCGGAGGCGAAACGACCCTTGCGGGCCGCGCGGATCGCCTCGGCCTCTTCGAGGGCGGCGCGGGTCTTGGCGTTGGGGGTGGTGAGTTCGAAGGGGATGGCCTTCTCGCGGGCGATGCGGGTCAGGGTCATCCGCATCACGTCGGAAACGGTGAGGCCCAGTTCCTTCAGGACGGCGGCCGCGTCATCGCGCAGATCCTCCTCAATTCGAACCCGGACAAAGGCGTTCGCGGTCATAGTCGGCCTCCCATTGGCACTTGATTAGGCTACAGGAAATGTAGCCCAAATGAG